CTTTCAGGAGTTTCTTGCGGCTGAAGTAAGCTTGGGTCTTGTGGTAAAATAGGCTGCGGTGCAACTGGCGCAGGAGCTACTGGAATACCGCCTTCGTTATATTTTTTACGATTCTTTTTTAAAGCTTTTAAAGTTTTTTTGCTCATTAATTAATCTTCCTTTTTGTGCACTAAATCTTGTATTGTTTTTGACTCGTAAATTCTAATACCTAACCATACAATGGTAAACAATGACGCTGTTGGCGGTAGCCATGCTGCCAATGCTAATATGCCAGTTGAGGCTGCTGCTATGTCTACTACTTCTTTACCTTCTTGTACAGTCATATTAGTCTCCTTATAGTGCTGCAATTATAAATGCTAATAATTCTGGATAACGTACACCTAACCTAGTTTTTTCTGTAGCGCCTTCTGGAGCGTCTTGAGTATATACTTCACCTTCATGTTCCCACCAAGTAGTGCTAATAAACATAGCGTAATCACCTGCGTCTAAACCTTCAGCAGTAAACGCAGCTTGCAAATCTTGTGCTATAATACCAAAGTGTATACGAGCGTTATCACCTTTTTCTGTGACTGCGCTTTGCCATTTAAACTTACGTAGTAGTCCTTTAGCTGCTACAGCTACTCTACGTTCTGCATCGGACAACTCTGCAATGTCTTGTTTTTCATTTCGGTCAGAAGTTTGAATAGTTCCATTAGTTGCATATACATCATCAAAACGATTAGACGAAGCCCCTAAATCTACTAAATTATCTTGAAAATCTCCAATTTCATCACAAGGCTGAACAATGTGACTTGTAAATTGAGTAGTTGCTAAAAGACCACATCCCGGACCTGCAAAGAAACTACCACTTCCGTAAGCAACTTCAGTAACTCCAAGTGCTCCTCTATCATTAGAACCTGTTTTAAATTCAATTATACGACCATCTGTGCTAGTAGTAGTATTTGTATTAGTAATTGTTATAATTGCATCTTCTTCAGAAGTTTTAGCATCGCTTATTTCAAGCGGCATTGCTAATTTACTACCTGCAATGCTGCCTGCAAGTTGTGCGTTTGTTATAGTTCCGCTAAGGCTTGAAGTTGGGTAGTTTGTAGCGTCAGTTAAATCAAATGCAGGAGTTGCGTCTGATGCGCCAAGTGCCACTGAAACACCACCGTAAGAAACAGAGGAATTAGATAGTTTTGCATTTTCTATGCTTCCTGCTAGCTGTGCATTTGTAATAGTACCGCTAAGGCTTGAAGTCGGGTAGTTTGTTGCATCGCTTAGGTCAAACGCAGGGGTTGCGTCCGAAGCTCCTAAAGCTAAAGAAATCCCACCGTAAGACACCGTAGAGTTAGCTAGTTTATCGTTAGCGATACTGCCTGCCAGTTGTGCATTAGTAATAGCTGTGCTAACATCTAAAGTAGTAGCATAGATTGTTTTAAATCGTTTACTGCTAGTTCCTAAGTCAATATCATTATTAGTTTCAGGGGCTAACACACCATCTACAAGATTAAGCTGCTCAACAGCTGCACCGCCTACTTCAATAAAGAATTTAATTTCATTAGACTCAATAACAAGTTTATTTAAAAAATCTTGGTCGCCAATAGTATGAATATTGCCACCTTCACCTGCAGTACCGTCATGCTGATGACCTGTAGTTCCAGATGAAGCGTATGAAAACGCATTTAAAATTGCATTATATTCATTATTAAAAAGTGCGGCAGTAATAATGTTGCCGTCATGTAAAGTGCTTTGTCGTGCTGAGTATGCTTGACCCATTTAATTATCTCCTGCCTGTTGGCACATAATTTATGTATATACCGTTAATTGTGTAAGGTGTAAGTGCATCTCGACTTTCTAGTCTAAATGCTGCTGAATAACAGCTTCCCTGCAGAGGTATTCGTATTAATGGATTATCTGCAGCTCCGAATATATTAGCGTTAAATTCAGCCTGCTCGAATATTGAAGCAGCATGAATTTCTGGTAAATCTTCTTCTGGTGGTTGTTGTACATCTGTATCTTCAAAATCAAATAAAGTGGTTAGCTTAGGCTTTGAATTTCCTGTACCTTTTTTATCTGGAGTAGCTGATATTTTAACATAGTATAAAGTTTTTCTAGTTCCCATATCTCCAAAATCTAAATACGGTGTTTGATATTTAGCTTCTACATTAAATGCTGAGCCGTTCTCTGAAAATGTATTTCCGGTATCGTGCGTATATATGTAACCTTTAGAATCACCGTGTACTATTTTTTCTACTCCATCATAACCAAAACCACTTGCAGTTGCTGTAGCTTCAATGCCTTTTGTTTCAGACCACTCGTATCCTTGACCTGTAAATGTCCCAATAATTCCTCGTGCTTTAGGAACTCCTAGCGGTGGGCTACCATAAAATAATCTGTATTGTGATTTAGAGCGCAACACTAAACTAGAAATATTATAATTGTTTACAGACTTAACTATATCATCAGATACAATTTTTTGTATGTTTCGACTTACAGACGATAACTCTACGTCTCCTAGTCTTGCTGTACCTGCAACAGTCCGTACACCGTCAGGACTTAAAAATACTAAGTCGCCACCAATTTCTTGAATTGTAAACTGATTTAAACAACCCACATTTTTAGTTACTGGGACTACAGCAATGCTATTAGTGTCATTTATATTTACTAGTTTATGTATACTGTTTTGACAAAATATAATGCAATCGTTACGAAAGCTGCGTAATCCTACAATTCTATCAGGAACTGCAATAGCGCCTGACCCTGCTCCTGTAAATGATGATGGGTCGTTTGTTGCGCTATAGTACAATGTATTTGGATTCTCAGCTGTCCCACCAACTACTAAATGATTCTCGTGTACTGCACAAGCTGTCGGACATTCTGAACCGTTTACAGTTATTTCCTGTGCAAAAAATGTACGAGTATCAAAAGCTCCTGTACCCGTCATTTTAAATAGAAAAGGTTTATTATCGTTGTCGCACATAATTAACTGACCGTAATCGTCAGCGCCTTCATATATTACAGAAGATACAGTGCCTTGAGATGTACGTGCATCTTCTGAGCGACCAGTAAATGTTGAGTGGTTGTCCCCACTTCCAGATACACTAGCTCTGTTAATTACAGTCCAGTCTTGGTCAGCTGAGCCAAAATAAATACTTGTGCCTTTAGCTGCTACAACACCGTCTGCGTATACAGCTAAACCTAGAATTGGACTAAGACCTACTTCAGGTTTAGTTGCTCTAAAATTTTCATAGCCGTTTACACGCCTATATCCACCGTCAGGGTCAACTTCAAAGTTTATTAACTCTGTAGCAATTCCCGGAACTTTAAGCATTTCTATTTCACTTATATTGGTGTTTAGTCCACCCTTACAAGAAAAACCAAAAGGTTGAGAAGCAGGCATTAAACAAATCTCACTCTGTCATCGCTAATAAAAAATGGTGTAGGTTCAAGAAGGTTAGAGCGCATACTACGCAATCCTTTCTTGTAGTCGTCTAGTGCAAACGCTGCAGCTTGTGGATTATCTTTAAACTGCCAAATGTAGTATCTAGCTCTTGCTAGTAGTACAGGCGCATACATGTCTGGAAATACTAGTGTGTCGTCTTGTGAAGATAGTTTTGTTGGTAAATTGTAGGCGTAAAACCAAACTTTGTAAACCTTGTCGGGTATGGGGCTAAGTCCAAACTTGCGAGCGTCTGGGCTTCGAATTACAATGTTAGGTACGCCATAAGATTGCGTATCTGCATCGTCTTTGTTTTCGCTAGTTCTTCGGAAACGCTTCCATTGTTCTAACGTGCAGTATTCTAAATTTTTGCCTGTATAAGGTGCAGACTCACCGGCTACTCCTACTGTAGTAATGTAGAAGTTATCCCAATCTATCGACCCATAGTCATTTACAATAGAATCGCTAGTAGGTTTTAATTCATAAAATCGTTGACCGGCTACAGTGTCTATTGACACATTGCCGTACATAGGGTCAACTGTTCCGCTTTCTCCTGCGGATAGGAATGACCACTGTGGTTCATAATTCACAATGTCAAAGTATGCTTTGTTTACTGAATCTTTTACATGTTGTTGAACACCAACAGCTGTATCAAACGTAGCTGTAGTTAGCGGTAGTTCGTTTAGCTCTCTAAGAAGCTCATTAGTTAATTCTAAATAGGTTGTTGCCATGTTTTATTCAGTCCTATATTATGTTAAAAGGTTGGGGGCTTTTTACAGCCCCCTCGCTTTGTTTCAAACTACTAGGCGTTTACAATTTTGTAGAATGCTTTCAAAATTGCTTCAGGTCGTAGAACCTTAACACCGTATACATGCAAACCACGACAAATATCACCAAAGCTATCTGGGTCACGAATAACCTCAGTGCTTGTGATAGTTTGTGCTGTAGCAGTCGAAGAAATATGACCTGCCATGCACTGTGCTTGTGCATTAGTTGGGTCAGGGATATTGTTTGACTTGTACATGCTAAAGCCACGCAACTTACCAGAAGTTACTAGACCGTTACGGATAGAGCCTTGACCTGCGTTGAAGTCTACAGACAATAGCTTAGAGCTAGACTGAGATAGAGCTTCGTAGAAGTCAGGACCTGCTACAAACCAACGACCTTCTTCAGGTACGTTTTGGTCATCAAGCTTACGAGCCATGTGAGCCAATAGGTCTAATGGGTCGTCAGAGTCAGCGTGAGTACCGAGCTGTAGCTGCTTAGTTGAGTTGTTATAATCACCACCACCGATAGCTAGTGCAGCATCTGTACCTAGAACGTGGTCTGGGTTAGATGACTCTACACCTGCTAGCATTGCAGTAATTACACCCAAATCGAACGCATCACGTAGAGCATAAGCTGCTGATGAAGCTGCAACTTCTTTGAAGTTTACGTGAGACATTTGAGTTTCGATGTCGTCTACAACAAACTTAAATGCGTTTGCTGTGTCAACTACTAGGCTGATTTCAGTGTCGGTTAGTTTAGTTTCAGTAACATCTGCACCACGCTCGTACTGATAAATAGAGATGGTTGGTTCTTTGATGATTTTTACTGAATCACCGTATGCAGAAATTTCACCTGCGTAATCGGTGTTTGTGATTGCTTCAGCAACTGACGCTTTACGGAAGAAGTTAAGAACTTTCTTCGAGTAAATTGCAGGCATGAAGTTAGTGCCTGCACCGAAGTTGTTGTTAGCTGTGTCGGTTTGTTTAAAATATTGGTCTGATACGTTGTTAGACATTGTTATGTTTCCTTATTATAAAGACATTTGTTAATTAAGCCACTACTCTGCCTTCAGACATTGCCAAGTCGATTTCTTCTTCATACTTGTCATATTGGTCCATTGACAGTGCAGCGATTTCCCGTTGCGACCATATTCTTGGTTCGCCTGCGTCAACAGTTTTTGTTTTGGTTGAAACCATATCAGCCGCAGAACCAGATGGTCGAGATTGCGACCCTCCCGTTGTACGTGAAGAAGTTTTACCAGTTTCTGATTTATAAATGTCAATAGCTTTGACGGCTAAACTTACGTCATTAGGGTTATTGTATATCCAATCTTGAATTGCTTTAGGTTGAGATTTAGCCCAAGTATGGAACTCCGTGCTTTCTCTAATTTGTGCAAAGTCTGGGTGAGCTTTTTGTAAAGACATTTCTGCTTCTTTACGTGCTACTTTGGCTTCACGTTGCGCTAGAGTTGGCGTAGGTGTTCTAGTTACTGGGGTTCGCTTAGCAGGTTGAGATGCTGCTTCTTGTTTATCTTTATGCCTCACCGTTTGTTCTACACGCTGTTGCATACGAGATTGTGCTTGAAGCTCTTTCTCTTTTTGCTTAAACTCATTAACCTTATTATCGTAATGTTTTTTTAAGTCATCGTATCGTTTTTTATAACTATCATCCGAAGGGGTCGATTTACGAGTAGCCTTCTTCTTTGGTTTGTTGTAGTAAACTCCATCAGCACTTTCAAAAACTTTTTCATCTTCGATGTCATAATCTTTGTTCATGTTATATGGATTTGCTACTTCTTCTTCTACTGTTTCAGTTTTTTGTACTTCAGTCATGTCACTCTCCTTTTGGGGCTTGAGTCTTTACAAGGTAGCCTCATTGTTAGCTAGACAATTCGGGGCTTGTTACTACAAGGTCGCCTCTAGGTTAAACTTATGATAGGGGGTTCTTTCGAAGTAGCCCTATCTCCTTACGCTTGGCATTGCATTTGCTGATAGCATTTGATTATGGACTTCTTCATCATAGTCTTTTCCACCGTTATCAAGTAAACTATCCATCATGCCGCCTTCGTATTTCATATCACGGTCTTCGTCATAGTCACGCTCAGCATTATCCATCATTTCTTGGAGTTTGTCAGCGCCTATTTGGTCAACCGCTTTTTTGGTGAAAACAAATTCACCATCCGATAACCTTGCAGGTATCGAATCCGATGTGCCGTCTCCCGGACCTTCTACAGCCCCGTCTCCGGCAAATTCTCCTGCAGTATCCATAATCTTATCAAAGATACTGCCTAGTTTGTCATCTTCAGCTAGTCTTTCTAGCAAGTAATCTTGTTCGTCATCACTTAAAGATTCACCTAGTACATATTCTGTGTATTTTTCTTCCATTTCGTCATCAGGAAGTTGGCTAGCTATTACTATAGCCATTTCATCTTCTGGAATGTTAGGGTACGTATCTTCAGGCATATCTGACTCACCGCCTTCTGCGTATCCTTCAACATCGCCACCTTCTGCGTATCCAATAGATGGCATATTGTTAGAAGGTTCAATAGGGTCAGGACCTTCTAAGTTGCTGATAGTTGCTTCTTTATTTTGATGAGCTGCTTTAATTTTTTGTAGTATCCCTAAGCCTTGTTCTTCACCGTCTGATATTTTAGAAAAAAACTTTGAACCTATTTTACCTAGTTGCTGTAATACATTACCACCAAAAGCTTTTCCTTCACGCATTCCGTCTTCAGGTCCAAAAGTTTCTGGCTCAGCAAAAGAAAGAACTTTCATAAAATCATCTTCATTTAAAAGAGGTTTCTTTTCTGCTTCCATTTGGGTTTGATGCAAATCAATAATAAACTCTCCAATAGCTTCTTTAGATTTAAGTAAGTTTTTATCTGGAGATTCTTGTATAGACTCTAGGATAAACTGCTTATCCATTTTTTTGTTTCCGCCTGAAAACTGTAAAGAGTTTACAAGTTGCGTTACTTCGCTCATAATTCCAGAATCTTCTTTAGGTGCTGTGTCTCTTACTTTAGCTACTGCTTCTGCCATTTCTTCAGTGCTTTTATCTACAGCAGGTTCTGGTTTTTTAACATCAGCTACATCTTGACGAGCTTCAGCTAAAAGAGAATCAGCTCCTTCTGCTGCTTTTTGAGCTACTGAGCCTACTGCTTTTTTCATTCTTTTTTTGCCTTTGTCATCACAATGCATGGTTAATCCTCTTTACGTTTTTTGGCTTCAATAGCCTGTTCTTTTAAATTCATTAAATTAGCCAGTGAACTCGCTTTCCCCTGCCTGCGGTACAATTCCAGTTCCGATGTTGCCACCGCCAGTGCCTGTAGCTCCAAGTTCCGGAGGCATTGGAGGTGCTCCTTGAGGGCTTCCCATAGCTCCGGGTTGTTCACCAACGGACCCAAGCGCATCGCCATTTCCTTGTCCAACATTTTGTGCTCCTATTATCTGTGCCATGATTGCAGCTTCTTCTGGGTCATTAAGAATCTCATTAGGGTCAAGGTCAAGGCTGTAAGCCAACTCGCTGACAATCTTAGAGATTTTAACAAACGGTGCAATCGCAGGGTTTTGTGCAGTCTGCAAAAACATTGTTAAACGCTGACTGCGTACTTCTTTTTGCATTAGGCTATTTGTGCCCATTGCGTGTACTTCTAAATCTCCGTGTACGTCTAACTTACCTTCGAAGAATTGCATGTTCCATTGATAGTATGCTTCGCCTAACGGCTTTAGCAAAAAGTCATCAATGTTTTTAATTACTGTTTTAATGTTAAGTGACGCAGCACCTAGTAGCATAGACATACCAGAAGCGGTACGTGTCATGCTTTGTACGCCTGTTTGACCGTGCGAGTAACTAGGAATACCTGTTTGTTCGTCTGCTAGCTGTCGGAACTTGTCAAACATCATCATGTTTTCGTTAGATGTGTTCGGGAACTTAACACCATGTATAGCCTGTCCGGGCATTCCTGCTTGTCTGCGGAATACTTTTCCGGGGTATATGTCCATAGACTGCCCACCTACAAGAGCTGACTCATCTACGTCAAATACTAACGAACCTGCTAGTGCTAGGTTGTCAATAGCCATACGTGCATGACCATTCATTATTTGTTGAGAATCGTCCATATTCTCCGCAACCCCAATACCAAAGAAGCTGTAAGGGTTGCGTTCGTATGGAAAGGCGTTGTATGGAAGTCTGTAAGGAGTAAAAGGATTGACCACCCCACGAAGAAGCTTGCCGTTGCTAACCCAAGCATTAACTTGAACTTCATCTAAATCATCAACCTCATCTGGTAATTCCATTCCTACTTCTCTTGCGTATTCAGCATCCATGATGCCCCAATACTCGATTACTTCATATTGACCTGTTGAATAGTCATCTAGGCTTTGGTCATCTTTTAATTCGTTCTCATAATCTTTTTCAACATAGTCAGCACCCATCTGTATACAT